AAAATTGCTTTTAGGTGAAACAGCGCTCTTTCCTAAGTCCAAACCTTCAAAGTCCTGACGAAGCTTCGCATACTTAGCATCAGCGGCGGCCAAGTCAGGATTGGTCTTTAAAACCTTGTCTAACTCGTCGCGAACATTGGACACCGCGCGATATGTGGCAGTCGCTTGCGAAGTGCCTTCGCTCTTAAGCTTGGTCAAGCGATCATCGATAGCCTGCCTCACCTTAAGGAGTGGAGCAGTATCGACTTTAATGCTGCCGTCTTTGTTAAAAAGATAAGAGTTGATTGTTTCAAGCTCTTTAGCTTCAGAGCCGACGGCAGTTTCCAGCTTAGCTGCGATACCTTGAGCAACAGGAGCGACATCCAGCGCCATTTTGCTGGCTTTGGCTGCTTCATAATCAGCGGATGTTTTCTGTTGGCGCTCAAGCTTAGCAGCGACCTTCTCAGCCTCATAATCAGGCTTGGCACCAAGCTTGGTTTCCATGATGTCATGAGCAGCAGAGTTCGCACCTTCTGCTCTTTCACCGAACCTGTTTTTGAGAATACTTGTAGGCTTGCCGCCCATCGCAGCTAATCCGCTAGCCTCTGTGGTTAAAGCAGGATCGATATCGGCTAGAGTTGCATTAGGTCCTAATTGCTTGAGCCTGTTAGCGGCTTCTGCTGGGGTCAACCCATCAACTTCAGTCAAGCGAGCCAGCACATTCCTAGCGGCACCAGGATCAATTCCAGTGCCCCTGACGATATTGTTAATAGCTATCTTCTCAGCAATAGCACCTAAGGCTTTCTTGCCATACTTGAGCGCTCCTTCAGCCAGAGGACCACCGACAGCACCATAAGCAGCATTTTCACCAACGTTAGAAATTAAACCCTGATCATTAGCGGAATTTGTAGCCGCTCCAAACACAGCGCCACCAGTGGCACCGCGAAGCACAGACGCTCCGAGCTTGCCCACATAAGGCAGTGCTTTTACAGCAGCATATTCAGGTGTAGCAGCGGCTAACGGAGCGGTGGCGACAATTTGTCCACCTATCCGGCCCCAATCAAACGCACTGTTATCTACAGGAAGAGCAGCCTTCTCACTGGCTTCAGCCTGTTTAAATCTTTCATTACGCGCAGCACCGCCACCAAACAAAGTTCGCACTGTAGGATTTGAAGATGTGTCAGCTAAATTGCCGACTGCTTCATCTACATACCCAATGCCGTGCGCCACAGTTGTGGGCACATCTTTCACACCTTGCCAAACACCACTAGCAAAATCTCTGATGCCTTGACCAACAGGACCAGGAGCATCGGCATTGCGAGTTGGCTTAGGTGTCTCAGTTCCAGCAGGTGAAACATATATGCGCCCATTATCGACGCGGCCCCTAGTCGCAGCAGGAGCGACACCAAAAGCGGCGTCTAAGTCGCCAAAATCAACTCCTTCGATCTTGGCCTTGTCTGACGCAGATTTGTTAGGTGTTGCGTCCCCTGATTTAAAACCACCGAAAGAAGCGTCTAAATCTTCAAGGTCAATACCTTCTAATTTAGGCATCAATTTATTCCGTTAATGAGGCGAAGCTTTTTAGCCGTAGACAGAGATTTTAAAAATCTAATGCCTTCTTCTTTCTTGGCACCAGTGGCATTCAAGGCGTTATTCTTCATTTCAATGTAAAGCTGCCTCGCATCTTCAGGAGCCATTTTGTCGATAGTGTATGCGCGCTCGTCTTGGCTTGTTGGGAATTCAGATGAGTGCTTACCATACTTGGAATAATCAGAACCTTCGAAAGCACCAGGACGAGCGATTTCAATTCGCTCACGACCAATGATCTTTTGAACCATGTGAGTGAGAGCAGGCTGCAACTGCGTCTTAGCATTAGCATTGCTGCTTTCTTTAATAGCCAAATCAGCATCAGAGCGAGAGCCGTTCTTATCGACAAACTGAGCTAAATTTTTATTCAACATCTGATAGATGACAGCAGGGTTTTTTTCATCCGCGCTAATGATACCTAAATTAGTTAACCTGGCTCTGATGTCATTGAATGTAGGGGTACCTACACCAGTCTTACTCAACTGCCGTCCCAAATCCAAAGCTTCTTCGAGCGGCTTCAACGCAGTGGCTTTAGCAGTGGCGCTGGATTGATCAGTTGCATACTGCTTCTGACCTGTTTCAAAATTCGGAGGAGCAGCAGCATTCAAACCAGAAGATATGCGGCTTTCGACACCAGGAGCAGGGCCAGCAGGAGCACCAGCCTCCATATCAGTGCGGCGGATAGTGGGGCCAGTGGGACCGCTCACGCGCGGCTCTACAGGCAGGCTACGGACGGGTTTCGGAACGATGGGGGCTGTAGAGCCAGCAGCATCAGGAACCGCCACAGGGAGCGCTCTGCCCGCTGGTTGCACACCTTCAGGACCAGCGGGGCCAAGGATTTTAGCCTGACCACCTATATAAAATGGAGTTCCAGGAGCAAGCTGCGCAGGCAATTTAGTAGCAGCCTTGAATGCACCTGTTCGTTGATCCCTGACACCTTGATATTTGACAGCACCGCTATCCACAGTTTCAGGGGAACCATACTGCTGATTGATGCGCTGTTGTGTGTCCATGCCTCTACGCAAAGCATTTTCTGAAAACGCTTTGACACTAGGAGCTGCGTTAAGCTCCTCCATCATGTGATTGACAGCTTCAGGGGGCAGCTTAAGAGTTTTGGAAAATCTGTTTAATCTCTCAGCAGCCTGCTGCTTAGTGATATTCGGGTCATCAATCATGGTTGATAATTCTTGGTTCATCAACCCGAATTGAGTATTCATCAAATCAAGCTTCTGCTTATCTATATTGATAGCGCCGCTTTGAATTTGCTGAGACTGCTGTTGCAATGAGCCAATCTTACCAGCCATCTCCAAAGGAGATACCGGCAAAGCCTGATTGTAGCTGGAAACGTCTGCTTCTAATCCTGGCATGTTCTAAATCTCAATATACGGGCATAGAGTAGTTGCCTACTTGTGTGGTAGCCGGATTAGAGCCACTGCCGTATAGCCCCTTATAAGCAGCGTATCCTCCGATATTGGAAGCTAGATTGCCCACACTAGCGCCAATTTTATTATCAGCAGCAGCCTCAGCGTTAGCCCCTCCTGTCAGAGCAGACCCTGTGTTGTAAGCTGCTTTTTCACCGAGCACACCAGTCTGCGCAGCGGCATTTTCACCAGTATCGACTAAACCTTTTAAACGATTGTAAGCATTCGTCTGATTGGTGTTAGCCATATCGAACGCAGTTTTGTAGGTGTCAGTAGCCAACCCTTTAGCGAAAGCCGCCGCACCTTTCAGCGCCGCACCTGAGCTAGCCAAGCCTCTGGCTGCGGCCGAATTGGTGACTGCCTTCTGACCTTGAGTAGAAGCGAATTTATAATAGTCGCTGTTTTCTAACTGATTGGGATCAACACTGATTGGGGAAGTCAGCTCGGAGAGCCTGTTGGTTAGCTGCGTAGAAGCGGTTTGGCCGATATTGCGATACGGGCTTAAATCTTCTCTGGTTTGCTGATATTGCTGCTGCTGAATACCGGCAACCTTGTCAGCATTAGCTTTCTGGACATCAGCAGCCTTGCTGGCACCATAAGCGGTAGCTGCGCCACCGATGACCGCTGATCCGATAACCGCTGTCGCAACCCATGCCATGTTACTTAACCCCAAAATAATAATCAAACATCACAGCATAGAAAATGAATAACATCATAATGTTAATTCCAACTGATCGGATTTAGAAAATTCTAACCACTCGTTCTCGCTCTTAGCGATGAAAACTTTTTCTATCTCGCTCACGTCAGTCTCATCGGTACCATGAATGGTGGTCCAGACGCATTCTGTGAGAGTGTGGGCAATCCGCTTTGTACCAGGAGGCGATACGACCGTGAAAGGCGCTTCGACTTCTCGGATACCCTCCTCCGTGTATACCTGCATTCTGCCTTTTGACAAAATGTTTAATTGCTTAAATTTGTGAATGTCTCCGGTCAGGATGACGCCAGCCGGGATGGTGATTTCGCGAGCGTAGACGCCTTGTGAAAAATAATGCTTGACGGGAATTTCAACCTGAGGCTGTTCCCTCATAAATGCTTCAGCAGCGAAAATCTTATCTCTAGTGTTGAGATTATCTAAGCTAACTAATTCATTCATGCTATGGTCCTGTCAATCTGCATATCTAATCTCCGTAAAATAAAACTGTAGGATCAGTGGCAGGATTGCCGACAAATGTCCAAGTCAAGGTATCACCAATGGCGATAGGGATTATGTGAACACCGCTCAAATCTATGATAGGGTCAGTTCCAGATGGAGGAGGATTTCCTCTATAAAAATTCACTGTTGGCGCACCTGCTGGCCAACTGATGATAATTTTTCCTCTCTGGTTCGCCTGATAAGGTTGTGCTGACGAGCTAACATTGATAGCAGCGGGAGCCTTCTGCACAAACTGCTGAAAAAATTGCGTCCAAGGAGTAATCAAGAAAACTCTAATCTTACCATCAGCCGTAGCGGCAATAGCAGATTGAGTGTTCGGAACTGGCCTAGTGTTAGTTGTCACGTTCTAGCCTTAGCTATTTCAATAAATCCGCCATTTAGAGCGACATCAGCGTCAACCGACCATTGTAATTTAAAAACTCTATCGCGTCCCATGCCAAGCCTATTCCAGGAAACAGTAGTAAAATATTCGCCAGTTTTGCCCAATGACTGAGCGACAGGATTTCCGTAGCTCACTCCTTTATTGTCAGACCAGCTTAAGAATATTTCCGGGTCAGCTTCCTGATCGGCGATGCTTCCGACAGTAACGTCAGCATCAAAATTTTTATAAGTAATCCTTTCGTAGTTCCCTCCGGTGATGTGGGTGAGAGTTTTAATTCTGACAATTGGTCCGGTAGGGGTAGCAGGAAAGTAATCGGTAAAAACATCTGGGCTCAATCTAAGAATATTTCCATTCTCAAAATCGCCAACCAGAACTGAACCAAAAGCAAACATACAGCAATTAGCTCTGTGCCTGTTCAAAACCCCATTAGCGTCAGCCCAATTCCATTCTAACCAATGCTTAGTAGATAGATCATAGAGCCAAGACTTATTAGCAGCAGGAAATATTAAAGCATAAAAGGAGTGGTCCGATAACTGAAAGCAAAACCCTATAGCATCTGCTAGAGTAACATAGCTTTTAAATTCAGCTACTAATCTAGGAGTTGATATCTCAGTAACATCATAACCCTGCCCTTGAAGCACCAAGCCATTTCCTTGCTGGTCCTGCTGCAAGAAAAATACCAGAATGTCTTGACTGGCAATCGAATAAGCTGCTGAGCATCCATGATTGATGTATGCACCTTGAACTTGCTGGAAGTAAAAATCAGCAGCTCCGGTGCCGATCCACACCTCACTTGTGAGTGTGCCGATAAGCCAAAGCTCACGATGCACAACCATAATTCCCACAATAGGATCATTGAAGCCAGACTTCGCGGCAATATCTAAAGGATCGAATGCGCTATCGGGTGTGGAGTATGTCCAGGTAAATCCTGCCCCTGTTCCACCAATATCAGCAGCAGCCGCGCTAAGAACATCTCCTGTGGTGTATCCTTTTCCGCCAGTGACTATGCTCACAGCAGTCACAACATTGCCACCCACAGTGATATTAGCGGTTGCTCCTGTGCCAGTACCTCCAGTGAGCGGAACGTTACTATAGCTTCCGTTAGTGTATGCTGCTCCAGGCGTCGTGATGCTTCCTGACGCTATGGCGGTGCTAGACAGCATTCCGTATGATGCGTTGGACAGGCTAATGAAAAATTGATTGCTGTCAGGAACATTGAAAATAAAAAACGTATCTAGCAAGTCTACGAAGTCAGCACCGTAGAAATTAGGATCAATTATCTTAGCGAATGCGTTGGAAGCCATATCGATGACATAGCCATTGACACCATCTACTAAGACAACACATGCCTTATTATCTTTAAAATAAACCTGTGTGGGGGTATCTGCTATACTGCCTACTTGGATAATCTGCCCATCAGGAGCCAAATAGAAAACGCTAGGGCCGACAACAAAATATGCAGTATCGATACTAGTCCTGTATGTTCCTCTAACTTTAGCATTCACGTTCGAATTCACATGAAGCTGAGAACCAGGAGTTTGATAGTAGGTGATAGGAACAGGTGCTTGAGGATCAACACTCGCGTTAACCTCAGCGTACAAATTAACGCATTCTTGACCGCTAGCAATAACGCTTTGACCAGCATAAGAAGCGCTAAGAAGTGGAAGCCTGCTCATTTTATGTGTTAACCGCGATAAAGGACATATATTTCTTCGTTAAACAATCGCGCATTTCTACATCCTAAGCATTACTTTTAGCCCTTGCTGTCCGCCAGCAGAGCCACTTCCAGCGCCCGTAGAGAAGTTTGTACCGCCAGCAGAACCATCACTGCATTCAACTGCTTGGATGAAGTGAACACCGAGTTGCGGGACATAAGTTCCGCTAGGATGCTGCCCAACCTGAATGCCAGATGAATTGGTAACAGCATATCCTTGAAAATCGAACGATGCAGTCGCATCAAGCGCGAAGCCGACGCGGCCAACTCCACCTCCTGCGTTCATGCTTCCAAACATATTTGTGTATGAAGCAAAGATAGACTCTTCGGCCAGCCCTGAAACGAACGTAACCCGATTTCCGTTACTGGCATTGACGGAGCGCGGTGTTGTACTCGTCATGCTCCATCCGGCTGATGTGTCAATAACCGTGGTACCAACCATCGTTCGGTTGTACATATTCCAGACGCCAAAGAAACCGGCAGTCCCGCCAGCAGAAGGCCCTCCATAAATCCAATCAAGCTGCGACGACCCATTGCTCCTGGTTGTACCAACATACGTTCCGCGGCTTGCCGCAGGGCCGTTTGTGATAGAGGCGTTGTTGAGCAGAATGCCATTGACCATCACCAAGGCCGTACCGGCAGAGCGCGCAGTGTCACTCGTCCAATCAGGACCATGACCTATGCGGATTGTCCCGCTGTCGTTCCAGACAAACCAATCATTTACCTTGCTGGCACCTATCGCGGCCGGGCTTTTCGTAGTGTCAGTGGTCGCGACCGAGATTTCGCCGCCTGTAATTGGCGTGGAAACAAAGTTGGTGCCGTCATAGATCGGCACCTGATTTCCTTGATAGGCCGTATAGTAAATGGTCGTTTTAGCACTTTGCGTTGTCGTCATGACCGGGGTCGCTGTCTGTAACGTAAGACGACCCTGAGGAAGAACAGGAAGCGTGATAGCGCCAGTCTGGCCGTTTACCGATGCAACAGAACCGCCCGACGAAATTGAAGAAACAGTCGCCCGCTTCAATGCACCAGATGCGGCCTGATCTGAGATGATAACTAAATCGGTTGCCGCTGGTGATGCCTTCGACGTCAAAGACCCTATGTCTACAGCGGTTGGTGCGGCGCTTCCGGATGTATTGTTGACGACGAACGACCATGCCGCTTGGGCATTCAGACCGGATAGCGGAAGACCAGTTGCATTCGTCAATGTAGCCGAAGCTGGCGTTCCCAGCGCTCCACCATTAGTGACAAATGATCCTGCTGACCCTACATTGACAGCTAAAGCAGTTGATACACCTGTGCCAAGTCCAGTAATATTGGCTATGGCCGGGGTGCATGTAGTTTGAGAAGCAGCGGTAATCAGTCCTTTAGCATTGGTAGTAAATGCTGTGCACTGTGTAGAACTTCCAAAACTTCCAACATTTGCATTAACTGTAGCTAATGTGAGCGCACCTGTTGAAGTATTAGCAGTTGCGTCACCGCTTAAAGTAAAACCTCCGAAAGCTCCACTGTTGTTATATTGAATTTGTCCGCTACTGCCTCCAGGAGTTCCACCACCTGAATATTGAGGTATATTTAAAGTATTTCCTATAAAAGTAGCTGCGCCACTAGTACCGGTAGTGGTTAATGAAATAGGAGATTGATAATCAGTACCAGCGACAGCAGCAGACAGCGCGGTCCCATTACCTTTTGTGATACCTGTTACAGTGGTATTCAGAGTGATAGCGGGCGTGGTGGTGGCAGTTGCCACAGAACCAGCAAAGCCATTAGCGGTTACCACAGATGCGCTAGTGACAGTTCCAGAACCGCCAGTGCCGCATGTGGGACAACTGAGCGTTGAGCCACTCAACACAAGAGGAGCTGTCACAGTGGCGCTGTTCAAACCATTGACACCTACGCCTTTGCCTACAGCTATGGTGTTAACAGGAAGCTGATATTGGGACAATAAAGAGAAATAAGTATTTACGATATCAGAGACAGGTGCTCGCAGTAGAGCAGGAGTGATATTGCCAGTGGTATTGTCAGCCCAATTTGTATTAATTTCAGTAAGCAATTGATTTTGAGTGCAAGGAACTGCGCACCCTGCATTGGCAGAATTTGCCCACAAAATGAAGCACGCAGCTATGAAGAAAAATCTAATCATTGCTGATCCGCATTGAAAATGTAAAAGCCATAGTTTCCACCAAACTGCAAAGCAGGCGGCATACGCAGCTTAGGAATTTGCGCGTTAGCTTTCTTGATCGTATTTAAAGCAACTGCTGCTAACGCACCTTGAACCGGGTTAGGTGGCAACTGATACATAGAAGTTAAGCGAACGCATAAATTATAGTGAATTGCTTCCTCATACTCAGGAGGCATATTGAATTCAGCGTCTAAATCATCAGTAACTCGGGTAACAGTCCAAACAAAATCAGCCCCAGTGCCTCCGAGATTGGTATTGAAGATGGTTAGGTTGTCTCCGATCTTATAGCCGTCACCAGGATCAGAGATTGTGACAGCAGTAACGGCCCCTGCTGCTACAGTGACATTGGCTAAACCGCCACCACCAGAACCAGAAATATTAGTAAACGGAACAGCTAAATAATTACCATCGACATACCCGAAACCTTGATTGGTAATCTGACCATCTTCTAATTCAATAGTAAAGCCAATTGGGCCTTTGCAAATCAAATGGATTTCATAGGCTGATGTGGGCACAGGCCAAATGAAAACATTTCCATAAGGAAATGCTCCATCGTAGAAATAATACTGAGGCCAAGACTGCAAATCTTTAAGAGCTATGCGCGAGTAGTCCTCATAGCTCCAGATAGGAATTAACGGATAGCTGACACTAGTGTCTGATGGATTTACTGTAGAAAATCCGCTATCGAAGCCGCTACTAAATCCACCACCACTGCGCTGCTTGAAATAAGCAGCTTGAATTTTATCCGGTCTGGCTGCGTTGTAATGTTGACCAGGACCGATAAGATTAGATTTGACACCATTGCCAACAGCAGAAACATCGTACAAATTAGGAACTAGCCAACGGCGCTTCTGCCATTGCGCAAGCATACGATTTAACAGCGTAAAACCGTCATTCACATCTTCAGCGTTAAGCGTTTGGCCTAAGCCAAGCACACCAGCCTCTTTCATTGCTAAAGTGATGAAGTCCCGCGCTGTAGCCATTTAATTAAGAACCCCAGCCACTGGCAGCAGGCTTAGCAGCTTTAGCAGGAGCCTTAGCGGTCTCACGGCGAGCAGCCTTTTCTTCTTCCTCATTGTTCACAATCACGTTACCTACCCACATAGGGTATTTGGTATGACCGTACTCATTGAGAATGTTCGGGTCTTTGCCGTAGCCAGGATGGGGATTGGAAACATCCCACTTCTGAAAGCTGACAGGACGGCTATCACCAGTGCGATTAACGAAGTCTACTTCTAAATCCTTAGGCTCAGGAAAGGAGGTGAGCGACATTATGAATTTTCCCTAGTTTTTTAATTTGATATTTTAGAAATAAGGCTGGCTTTTACACCAGCCTTATTTAACTCAATCAATTACACGCGATCCGCAATAACGCAGAGCCATTCCGGACGGATATACTTGAAGCCAAAGAGCACATCCAGACGGGTGGCGAGCTGGTCAGTCATCGGAAGGTAGTCAGTCAGCATACGCATGCTGACACCATCGTAAGACGTACGGGCCGCTTCCTCAACCGCCTTCTTCGGCATGACAAGATCAGCAGACGCCATCGTGACGGCCTTCTGCGTATAGGCCAGCGACTTGCGATACACCGAACCAGCGGGGGTAACCAGAGCCATCACAGCGCCGTTGAGCGGCGAAGCGTCAACCGTCTGGTACTGCTGCTCAGGACCACCAGCGACGCCAGTGGACGAAGCAATCAGGCCCGGATAGATCGGGATCGAAGTTGCACCGTTGGCAACATCAGCGGTAACAACAAACTGACGAAGCGTGCCAAGGCTATCCTTGGTGACGCGGTTCACAGCGTTCACGCCAGCGAAGGTGATGATGTCACCCTTCTTAAGCGTGCCAGTGATCGCGTTAACGGTGATGTTGCCGCCAGAGGTAGAAGTAGACTGGTTGCCACCGTTAACAGTACCACCAGCAGAGAACGTGCCAGTAGTATGCTTAATGACAGTCTGATCACGGAAGAAGCGATCATAACCAAGGCCAGACTTCATCATGCCGCTGCGGAACTGAGCGGAGACTTCCTGGGACGGATTGAGCAAGCCAGCGAGCGAGCTGACAGTGCGAGCATCCGAAGTCGGGTCTTGAACGCAGCGACGATCCAGCATGGAAGCGCCCTGATCATCCAGCACCGCATTGGCACCAGTGAACTGATCCATAGTCGGGGAGATGATGTTACCAGAGCCATCAACATTTGCGACTAAGTTACAAACACCACCTTCAGAGCCACGCATAATGGTGGAAGCAACCTTACCGCAGAGAGCGTTAACCATCGGAGCCATGACCAGTTCCGAGTAACGGTCAATGCTCATCGTGCGCTCAGCGGTGGTGTACGGAGTGGCGACGTTCTTCTGAGACGAAACAGTCAGCGAAGTGAACTGCTGCGTATTGTCCTGAAGCTGCATCGCGGGGCCATCGGTGACAATGAAGTCAGACGGCAGACGAATACGAAGGGTGTCGCCAATCTTCGCACCGTCAATAGCAAACTGATCATCATACTGAGTATCCATGTTCATAATGAACAGGTTGCTATTCTTGAAAAGCATCACCGCCTCAGCAGTGATCATATCTATAGTTAAATATTGGTTCCCAGCCATTGTGGGTAATCCTTTGCAGGTTAAATAAATTAATTACTGATCTGGTGAAGTGTCTGCTGCTCGGTGCAAACAATTTAACGAGCGATCAGTAGCCAATTTAAAGCCTGACTAAGGAGGCTGGTAACCAAGAGACAGGGTCTTTTATCCGACCGAGAGGATTTATGCCCACATATAGACTATAAGATTTTAAAACCGTCAAGACCTATTCCAGCGTCTTAAAGCAGCTTCGCTCATTTTTCTTTTTGTCTCCTCCGAGACAATACGGCCTTTCAGAGCAGCGGAGCGTTTAGCCAATGTTTCTTCCGATACAGGCCTACCTCTGATGACTTTAGCCCTAGCCTCTATGTGCTCTAGTGATTGTTTGACACCAGCGGCATTTTTATTTCCCATTCTGGCCGCAGACATTTTGGCTCTAGTTTCAGCAGAGTGCTTTCTACCTTTATGAGCCTCACTCATATTCTCTCTAGCTTCTTCAGAATGCTTATATCCAAGCAAGCTACCTGCGACAGGAGCCAAGTTATATTCAGGTTTCAGCAAATCAATCCAATGTTGTTCGCGGGCATTGAGCTGATCACAGCTAAGCAAATTCTCTAGAACAACGAAAATAAACTTATCTTCTCCATACTTATTAAAAGCACGCTGAAGCAAAACGTTGCAATGGTAATTGCCACGCAACGTTTTCTTGTGCTCTCTGAATCTTTTTAACTTGTCTGAAGCCTGACCAACGTAGTGTTTTTCATTCACTACGTTGATTATGGCGTAAATGACAGGATCGATAATCATTAAATCAGTGTGGGCACGGTATTTTAGATTTTTTAGAAGCCTTGCAACTTACGCTTTTCCATCATCTGACGCTGACGCTTGGCGACGTAACTTTCCATGTTCTTAGTGTCAGCTTCAGTGATCGTGTTAGAAATAACCCTAGTTCCTTTAATTGGCTTGACAGGATCAGGAACAGCGGACAGCTTCTTATGCTTAGGCTTCTTGGCATCCAAAAGCTTATTTGAAATTTTAAGAAGCTCGGCAGTCAACCTAGCAGGCTTCTTAGCATGGCTGTAAATTTCTTCAGCCACATCATCGTCATTAGCAATGAATGCTAGAACTTCTCCACCGTTCTCCAAGTCCTCCAGGACACCGATCATAAAGGACGGAATAGGACCGAAGTCAGCAGCCATGTCATTGACTTTTGCTTCAAAGTCTTTGTCAATCTTGGACGCTTCTTTGGCGAGCTTTTCACAAGCTGCATCGAAAGCATCCTGAGTATCCTTAATCTGCTTAGCGGCAAGCTTGGCAGCAGCCTTCTCATCAGCAAGTCTTTCGACTTCTTCAGGAGTTAACTTCTGATCAGGACTGGCTTCAATCTGAGCCTTAAGCCTAGCAATTTCGGCCTCAGCCTCACGAGCCTTTGCAGTGGCAGCATCAATACGGCGCTGCATGCGATCTTGCTTGCGCTGAGCCTTAGCAGCAATCTTTTCCTTAGCTTCGCGCTCTTTCTTTTGTTCTTCTGTCTCTTTCTCACCTTTCTTTACTTCACCTTCCTCCTCATCTTCTCCTTCGTCTTCTTCATCCTCTCCTTCTTCGTCCTCCTCTCCCTCTTCCTCTTCCTCGCCTTCTTCAGCCTCATTAGCTTCAGCAGCAGGAGCTTCCTTCTTTTCAGTAACAGAGACAGTATTGTTTTTCATAAGGTCAGCACGCTGCTTATTGCGCAACTCAGCAGCAGAGGAGCCGCCTTCATCATCAGCATCACGAAGCATTAGAGAGATAAGACTATAACCGTTCATGAGATGTTTAAGCATTAATCAAATTCCCTATTTTCTAACTTATTGGCTATTTCTACCAATAGCTTCATGTCATCTTCATTAGATATGTTTAAGTTTGAAATTAGCCTGATCACTACATTTCTATTATGTTGCCGCCTTTGAACTCGAATTATTTTATCTAACTCTTCTTGAGTTATCGGTTCAAGTTGATCTTTTCCAACATCGTAATACTTAGGAAATTCCATTTTGTTTCTTTCTAATTTCTTCTTTCACTGCATTTTTAAGTTTTACGAATTCAGGATTAGCATCAGGAAAATTCATTTTTTCAAATTTAGGATGTTTGCGAGCTTTTTCCCGCTTAGCTTCAGCCTCCTCTAAGTGACGTCCCAATAAACCTAATGCCCACAAATCAAGCGAGCTTAGAGGCTTCCCGTTGTAAATATATTCTTCAGCCATGTCAGCAAATTTTCTTTAAAGCTGCCATATTTTCTTTGGCTATGGCCTTAGCGGCCTTCAAGCGAGCCTTGTCGTTTTCAATCTCTCTAGCGCGCTGCAAAGTGCTGAGGTCATCCGCAGCACGCCATTTCTGATCCTCTTTAGGATAAGAAGCAGTGTCGCTAACAATCTTAACCGGAACCGGTTTAGCTTTAGTAGCCTTGCTGGCACCTAATTTCTCAACGGGCAAACCTTTGGACTTCTTAACCATCACAAGTTTCCATATCTAGAGTTGACAAACCAAATTGCAAACATAATCCATGAACAGCAACTCAAAACACCTATAGCTATTAAAAGATTATCGTGAAGTCCTGTGCCTGCTAAAAGCAAGCAAATAGAAGCTAGCAATACCGCAAAGGTGATCGCTAAGCCTCTAACACTCACAAATCACCTTTTAGAACTAAAATTAAAATCAGGCTTAGCAGTATTCACAATAACCGGCTTAGGCTTTTCTTGGTCAGACTTATATAGCACAGTATTCTCGAATTCCGGCAAATCACCTGCGGTCTTAGCCATCATATCCAGATCAGGATCGTTCACCCTCTCCATGATAGCATTGTAAATAACATCCTTCTGCTCAGGAGGCGTGGTGTCGCGGCTCATGATCTCAATCAGAGCATGAACAGCAGCAGGAATGAACTTCTCCAGGTGACGACGCGCAAAGCTTCTAGGTGACTTGTAATTAAGAAGATTGATTTTCTTACCTTGAAGTTGAATGACAGTCATCCCGCTAGAGCGCGCAGCGTCATAAAAGACACCTGCCATTTCACCAGCTGTCTTTTCTACGATAACGTCTGAAGGGTCTTTAAATTTTTTAGATATGCTGGTCATTTGTCATTTTCCACAAACATATAGCCAGTCTTTTTCATATCCTAATCCTAAGCCTTTGACATTAAACCATTTTTCTTGATAATTCTTACCAATCATTCTTCTAGCGACTTCCACATGCTCAGGAAAATCACCTTCTTTATCGACTGGCAAATCAACATGGCGTCTAAATCCTGTATCGTTATAGCTCATTTCTTTTTCTTCTTTTTCTTTTCACCTTTGACACTGTAAGCAATAGCAACGGCTTGTTTGACAGGCTTTCCTTCGTGAACCAATTTTTCCACGTTGTCTTTGAAAGCCTTTTTAGACTTACCTTTATTCAGCGGCATTTTCAACTACCTCTTGTGTGGGCTCAGGAAGCTCTATAGGCGTTCCACCTTCATTGATACCAGGAAGCGCCTCGCCATTCAAAGGCTCATCCTCAACAAGCTCAGCACCGTTCTGAAGTGCTTCTATGACCGTCTGCTTAATAAGCGGCTGTATCTGCTCAATCGAGAAGGCAGGACCAGAGTTACCCAAGGCAGTGATGCGACGGCTCAATGCATCAAAGTCGTCTCTGACTTCCTTCAGTGCCTTCATGGTCATTTCATCGCTAGTGGCTCGCTCCTTAAGCTCTATCTCGCGAGCCTTAAGAGCAAATTCAGTCTCTCTATCTTCAACCTTCTTAACCATCTCCTGCAATTGACCCTGCAACAACTGGATATGATCAGCAGCCTTATTCATGGTCTCTTCAATGGCAGGATCGATGCCGTCACCAGTAATGTTCTTCGGAATGATCTTGCGCCAACGCTGAGCCAGAACCTGAGCCTCAGGGAAGTCCGCGACCTTCCACAAGATATCACCAGCAACACCCATAAACTCTTTATTCTGAGCAGCAATCTGCGTTAAGGCGTTAAACGCTTCCTGCCTTCTAGTGGCAAACGAAGGGCCAGTATCAGACTGCACATCATAGGTACCCACACCAGGATTAAAGATAATCTGAGCTATTTCCTGAGTGTTGTCAGTTTGTGGGTTTTCCTGTCCTACCTTTTCCATAGGCTTAGGCGCGCTAGGATCAATCTTGACATCCATAACCGAACCATCACGAGCCTCAATTCTGATAACCCGCTCTGTATCGTAAACCTTAGGAATTAAGTCGATTAAGATTTTTCCAGTGAAACGAATTGCAATAGCCTGATTGTCAATGAAATGATAAGTTGCCCTGTCACCTTGTCTCTGACGCGCATTGATGGCTACGCCAGATTTAGCATTCTCGTTTTCACCCATTTGTGCCTGATACTGACCAGACACCATCATCATTTCTTCTTGAGCAATCTTCATTTGCTCAACATAAGCCTGCGACGCGACAGGCCCTTGCATGCGCTGAGGAGCAGGTATCGGCTGACCCTGCTCATTCAAACCATTGTACGGAAGCACAGATAGGTTATCGATATTCGCTCTAGCGTAAATATCCTCAAAGCCTTCGATTGCTTCAACAGGAGCTGTGATAGGTGATTTAGTCTGCAATGCTCCAAATTCAACATTGGCAGATGAATTGATATTATAGATGCGCTGAGGATCAAGCAAAGCGCGAGTGTGCCCCTTGCAATCCCAAATACCATCAATGATTGTTTCAGTACCAATCAAGCGAACAATAGGAATGTATTTCCCAAGCCAAGGCTGACGATCAATGATCTTGTTACCGGCAATTTTAATAACTTCGATGTCATCGCTTACGGTTTCACGTTCGCGATAAGTGCGCTCAGCAAGCGGAATGTTTCCTTCGCGCTTTTTAACTTCGTTAAAGATATCCTTACCTTCCTTAGGAAGCTCGCTCCATTTAGCAATTATCTGTTCGCCAGTCTCAGGAAGGACGAAAGCAACTAATTTATCTTCCTTCTGAGTTTTCCTAAAATACTCAGCGACGCGAACAGTGTTTTGCTGTATCCAGCCGTAGCTATCTGTATTAAATCCTAACGTAGCATTGCCAACATCTTTAAACTTGGGATAAGAAGCCTCGTACAAATCCCTTGGCATGTCTTCAAAGATAAAGCCAAAGCGAGCGTCTGAGCCGTCAACTTCATTAATAAATGGGTCTAAATAAACTGATCTAGGGTCTTTGACGCGCCTAATGTAAACTTCTTTATCAAAGCTATCGTCTGCAATAGGTTCAATAACTACGCGCCAATAACCCCAACCAGCGTTCACTTGAAATTGAGCGGCGTAGTCATAAACATTTTCAGCATTTGAAATATATTCAATATGCCGAACAACTTCCTGAAATACTTGAGCCGCCTCAAACGAAGCATCGCCACCGACAGGACGGATAGTCACTCCAGGCTTATTCTGCTTTCCATCATTGATGATTTGCAGATTGTGTTGCTGAGTTTTGTTAATGGTCAAACATGGGCGCTGATTGGTTTGGCGATCACCAATCACCCACTTGTCCCACTGATACATATTATTGCTATCGCCATTGGCGAATTTATAATCGTACTCGAAATAGGTTCTAGCCTGAGCTTCCCAATCCTCACAAATGCGAAAGCGCTTCTTCGCTTCAATAAGGATTTCTGTCTCTTCGTCAATGAATGAGGTAGACCAAGCCATTATTTATTTTCCAAATACAACAGTAGCAATGAACTGACGAGCATGTCTACAGCGCCCCCATCCAACCCCTAGGCTGATTTCTATTAAATTTATTAGGTGGAGGACCACCAATTTTCTTTTTAGTATCAGTTTCAGTTTTCAATGATAGCGCAAATGTCTGGAAAGCGTCAGCACCGTGCGACCACGGAGTATCGTGATCAGGTTCACGAGAAAAGCTGCCTGTTTCCTCATTCACCTTATACGCATATCTCGACAAACATTGCCAGCCATCAGCAGTGTTCTTTTCATCAAAATTGCAAAGCTCGAAAATCGTGCGCGCCGCATTGATACCAACAGCTTTCTTGGAAGGCCGCTGAACCACGATAACTTTAGCGTTCGGAAAAGCTTTCCT